CTATTCAACATAATCTGATGAAGTGATCCTACTAACCCAATCAAACATGATTTGCATATGGTTGCCTTCAGGTATTTTAATTCCAACATGGCAAGCATTAACACCCGTGGTATCACCTACAATAATTCTGCCATCAAGCATATAAACCCTGATGCCTACCCCTTGCTTGAAACACTTATTGCATATCGAAAAGAAATCCTGCTTTGTTGGTTCATTTGGCTGGGTATTGAATGTCCCGGTCATCACTAACGCAGTACAAATATCAGAGTTATCGTTTAGTTCCTCAAGAGAGGCAAGAGACTCAAGTTTTACTTCGATCCTGTTGCTTCCTTTGGGAATATCTGACGCCAGAATTAAGTTCTCATTCGGATTGAATTTTGAGATGTAACCAATGATCGATTGCCCATTGCAGCTAACCAGTTTTACCAGGCAATCATTAAAACGCAGATACTGTATCCGACGAGCGAGCATTGAATAGTCACGCGGCCACATCTCTGCTACTCGACCGTAAGAAATATCATTCATTGCCAGAACATCCATTTAATCCTAAAAGTATTATTCTAAACGAAAAAACCCCGCCTGAGCGGGGTTTGTGCGATAAGTGTAAATTAACGCAGCAGAGACAGGACGTTCTGCGTGGTCTGGTTTGCCTGCGCCAGAACAGAAGTACCCGCCTGTTGCAGAATGTTTGCGCGAGACATGTTGGACACTTCGGTCGCGTAGTCAGCATCTTCGATACGGCTACGGGCTTCAGACAGGTTGTTTACGGTGTTACCCAGGTTGGTGATGGTAGAGTTGAAACGGTTCTGTACCGCACCCAGGTCGGAACGCAGGTCAGCAACTTTCGCCAGCGCCGCGTCGATTTTAGCCAGCGGGCTATCGGTAGTAGCAGTCGCAATTTCATTCACTTTAGGCTCAGTTTTGAAATTGTGATTTTTTACTTTCTCTGCAAGGTAGTCCTTACCACCGACGTTAGCAATTTCGGTTTTACCATTGACACCACCGAGTTGGACAGCAGCAGTTGCGGCCTTTCCATTTGCATCGGTATATGCTACTTCTTTAATGGATACTTTGTTAGATTCGTCAACTGATGCAGCATAATATTTTCCGCTAGCAGTTTTCAGCGCATAACCGCCATCAATGGCTTTACCATTATTGTCAGTAAAAGACACTTTAACAAGTGAAGCAGAGTCAGCATCAGTGGAATCAACATTCGCCGCTTTTAATGCCTTAATAGCAGCATACGTCGCTGGTTCCTGCTTAAATTTCACATCTTTAGTTGCAGCTGGCAGCACATCAACATCAGCATCTTTGAGTGTTACTGCTCCAGATGTATCGTCAATCTCTACCTCATAAACACCATTTTTGGCGGTGTCACCTGCTACTGTGACATTCGCATAGTATTTGTTCTTAGCTTCATCAAATTTCACATCGCCAGTAATTGTTGCACCTGTCGCAGTCGATGCACTATCTTTATTTTTAATTGCTGTTACTGCTGATGCTGAAAAACCTGTTGTGACGGGCGCTACTGTAGAGTTCTGGTAACCAACAGGAGCCACAGCAGTATCAGAAACTTTATATTTCTGCTGTACGTTCAGTGAATCCAGACCCAGCGTTTTGGAGTTGATTTCTTTCAGGTTGATATCGATGGTTTCGCCATCGTTGGCACCGACCTGGATAGTCAGGGTGTTGTCTTTCGCCAGCACTTTCACGCCGTTGAACTGGGTCTGACCGGATACGCGGTCGATTTCGTTCAGACGCTGAGTGATTTCAGCCTGGATGGAGTCGAGGTCAGACTGGGAGTTGGTACCGGTAGAAGACTGAACCGCCAGCTCACGAACACGCTGCAGGTTGTTGTTGATTTCAGACAGAGAACCTTCAGTGGTCTGCGCGATGGAGATACCATCGTTGGCGTTACGGGACGCCTGAGTCAGACCTTTGATGTTAGAGGTGAAACGGTTTGCAATCGCCTGACCAGCAGCATCGTCTTTCGCGCTGTTGATACGCAGACCGGAAGACAGACGCTCAATAGCGGAGCTCAGAGAAGACTGAGATTTGTTCAGGTTATTCTGGGTCAACAGCGACAGGCTGTTTGTATTGATAACTTGTGCCATAAAATATTCCTTTTGGGTTATTACGCCAGGCTTGCCTGTGTCATTCAAGTTATCGTCATCAATCAATTAAACTTTACTATTTTTTTTAATCTCAACAACTAGCTGTTTCCAAATGAACTTAAACAAAACCAACCCTTAAACCTGGTGGATTACTTCTTTTCTTTGCTGCTTTTGCGAGGGCATTTTTCTTAAAAATGTAAAATACACCCGACACAGAAACTGTCACTCTCCGTAATCACTTGAAATTAATTTTCTTGCTAAGAATTATTTTTAATCAGCACTAAATTAGTCATTGTTAATGCCGATACTCAACTCGCCTATAATAAATTTGAACACAAAATAAGCATATCATTGCCCGCCCGTGCGGGCTTTTTTGTTTTTATCATCACATAACAGGACAGTCATCAAACTCCCCCAGCCTCGCATCATTAATGATGTAGGTGATCACCCCGAACACCGGGAGCGAAGTGCCATATCCTTCATTTTCGGCTGGTATCGCTTCCCTTCTCCCGTTCTCTAGGTTGATCAGGTGCGGCTTCGGGTGCGTCCGGTATCGCTTAATCCTGAATTCTCCATCCATCGCACATATCAACAACGAACCATCGCATGGCGATAAAGATGAGTCGATAACCAGCAGCGCACCGTTCAGTATCCCTTCACGATAATACGAAGCTGCAGCCCGCATAAAATACGTTGCTGATGGATGGCGAATAAACTGCTGGTCGAGGGAGATTCGTGTTTCAACATAATCTGCCGCAGGTGATGGGAATCCCATGTCAGTACCCTCTCTTGAATGACGGATAGAAATACAGTATAAATACTGTATATCTATCCAGTAAAGAGGTAATGCGCAATGTTCGTGGAACTCGTTTATGACAAACGGAATTTTGATGGTCTGCCAGGTGCAAAAGACATCATTCTGGGCGAATTGACTAAGAGGGTTCACCGGATTTTCCCGGATGCTGATGTCCGGGTAAAACCGATGATGACACTGCCGGCGATCAACACTGACGCCAGCAAGCATGAGAAAGAACAAATAAGCCGTACTGTTCAGGAAATGTTTGAAGAGGCTGATATGTGGCTGGCAAATGAATAATGTTCTGCAATCCTGCACAGCCTACGCAGGCGGGAGAGCGGGCCAGTTAACATGCTCAGGGTCAGTTGTCACATCGACCGCCTTAACCTCGTTTTTATAAGCCATCCACGCCGACAGTTTAGCTTTGTTGGCGTCGCTGATTTCACCCAGCATCAGCTCTGTTCGCCAGTCGAGCATTACTTTATCGGCACTGGCCAGCAACTTACTACGCAGTTTTTCAGCGTCAACTATCGCTGCATTTCGCTGCGCGTCGGCATCTGTAACCCACTTGCTGCCATCCCATTTATCATACTGAGTGGATGGCGCAACGGTTGTGTAACCAGAACGAATCTCCCCTATGTAATCAACGAATTCCGGGGTTCTGTCCATAGTCGAATAGACCGTAATGCCGCGATGGTCTGGCTGTTGCTCCCAGTCAGTACCGTTGAATACAGCGACAAATCCCGACCGTTTCTCTCCCGGATCTATATCAGTTGAATGCCCTGGCATACTGACACCAGGATGAATAAATTCATCAGAGAACCCGCAGTATTCTCCCGTGGCTGCATCATAGTAAAAGCAGACGACATTCCCCGGCACAATAGCCAGTCCATTTTCATCAAAAACAGGTTTCATTATTTTGCCCTCACCAGACAGTTAAATGCTATTGAGCGTGGGGCGGTTTCACCGGCGCCACCGCTCTGCGTTTTTGTAGATATTTTTGGGTTGGCCACATCGTTTTCTACCGCGACCCAGGTTGAAGACACATCGTCCACGCCAACGGCCATCCTGCCTGTTGGTAACACATGCGTATGCTCCTTGAGGCGTGAGTCCGCCCACCCCAGTAGTGGCTGTATCGGGTTCACGCCGCGCCCATCGTCAAAAATACGAATAAACTCCCCCCGCATTTCAGGAATAATCAGGCCGGGCCACACCAGTGCCAGTTTTGGATACGTGGCGGCAGAGAATGAAGCGCCATTGGGTTTCAGGAATACCATATCCGACCATTCCGGCATGACCGTATTTGGCATTGCAGCCAATGGCCAGTAAAACGGGATTCCAATAGGGGGAGCGCCTGCTCCCAAACCAAGGTTTTGGAGAAACTTCGCCACGTCAGGAATATCCGCACCGTTTTGGTTTTTCTGCATCGCCCCGGTAATTCGAGCATCATCCCCCGAAGCTACCGTTCCGGCCGTTGTTCCAACATTTCGCGTCGAGCTGTCACCCAGCTCTAAATTCTGCCGGGCTAATGCGATATTGGGTAAGTCCGACAGGTTGCGATCTTTTGCCAGCCGTGCGCTCGCGTTATCCATCGCAATTTTAACGGCCTTCGGTGTTGCCCCCTGCGATTCGCTGTCACTGGTCACACTGCTGCTGAGCTGCACAAAACCTTTCTCTGTCGTTGACGCATCCGGGTGATTACGTGACTGCTCATGCGCGCGCAGCTGGCTGTCAACATACTGGCGTGTTGCCAGTACAACAGCCGGATCAATCTTCAACGTAACGGCTTCGGTACTGCTGACAATCAGGATCACGCGAATAACCTGAACGCGCCCGCTCCCCTCCTGCAACTGAGGCTTATAGGTTTCAGCGCAATTGGCAATCGCCACCATATCGCCATCTTTATCGAAAAGGCCGATCTCACGAATCCACCACCCGCCGACGTCTTCCGGTATGACCTGTTCCGCAATGATCTGGCTGGCGTTCGCCGGGTCCACCGTCAACATATTCAAAGGGGCGCGGCGTAACTCATGTACGAGGGCAGTCTGTGCCGGATTCGGTGTAGGCAGTACACCATTGCCATCACCAACGGCCAGCTGGGTAATCTCAACTTTCGTACCCAACGCCGTGGCTTTTGCCAGTTTTGCCGCCCCGATATTGGTCAACAGGGCAAGATATTTAGTCGCCACTTGCGATCTCCACGGTATCAATTAAATGGATTGCTGCGCCGGTGTAGTCATTGCCACCCACAGCGATAGTTTCAGGAAAATAGGGATATACCGTCAGCGTATCACCCACGTAACACCCCGCCCCTATCTCGATATAACCCTGAGACTGAAGCGAAAGCGAAAGGCCGGTGAGGTGACGGCTTCTGGGTTTTGCATCGTCGATCAGGCGCTCAAGCTCCCGATAAGTTTCCTCGGTGATCCCCTCATCCTGAATGCCGATTTCAAGCCGGAAAGTGCCTGGCTCCTCGCCGTTCTGCCACCACTCAATCACCCTCAGCAAATAGCCGAAAGGTTCAACAACGCGCCTCAGCGCTGAAATCGTGCCTTTGTGGCGATGGACAAGCCAGGAGGCTTTTATTACCTGCCTCTTGGTCTGTTCAGACCAGCGCTTATCCCAGCGATCAACAGACAACGCCCAGGCCAGATAGGGTAAAAACTCCACGGGGCATTCATCCGGATTCCAGAGCTTTCGAAGGTCGACAGGAATACCGCTGATCCGCGCCGTCGGTTTCTCCGCATTCCGCATGAAGGTGCTGGCTGAAGGCGGCAGGAGGCTGTTATTCATCCGTTCCCCCTACGCTGATGGTGTGCGAAATACATCGTGCCGCCTGGATATCATTGATCACGATATCTTCCTGAGGATTCAGCAAGACTACGCGCTGCACCCCCTGCACATGCAGAGCGGCCATAATGGCTGAACGCGCAACATCGCGACCGATTTTCCCCTGCGCTCCCAGCCATGTCCGCAGTGCATCATCTGCCGCACTCAGGATCGGCTCAGATTCCGGCCCCGGATAGAGATAAAGCAGAGCGTCAATTTCATAATTCACAATCTCCGCTGACTGGACGGTTAGTCGGTCGGCAACAGGCCGCTTATCATCCGCTGAGAGCGTGTCGTTTACTGTTGCGATCAGCTCGTCGCTCGCCGTGCCATCCCCTTCGGTAGACAGAATGGACACGACGACAACAGCGGGTGAGGGGCTGGTTGCCTTGGCATCTGCAACTTTACCGCTGGCACTCTTCGCAAAATATTCGTATGCCCCGGTAGGGCCAGCAACGCTCAACCCTTCAAAAGCGGATTGCGCACGCAGACGCAGTGCGGTATCGCTTTCCATCTCTGCATCGGTGGTTTCGGTAGCCGGAATACGAACCAGGCGCTCGGTGTTCAGGTTACCCGCAAGGTTATCAAGATCGGTGGAGACGGAATGGCTCAACATGCAGGCCGCAGCACCCTCATTGATTCGCTGGCGCAGCATTAATTCCCGGTAGGCAATCACCTGCGCCAGTATGGTCAGGGGCTCAGACTCAAGCTTTAACGCAGCGGCAACAGAGGCCTGTTGTTCATCAGGGAAAGCCGCGATCATGACGGCTTTGACATCCGCCATGATCACTTCAAAATCCAGCACCTCAATAATTTGCGGCGGCGGTAGCTGCGCCAAATCAACTGTTGCCATTGCTGCTTTTCCTGAGTGTTAAGGTTGTCGTCTGCTGTTCCATAGATTCCGTCAGAGCCCCTGACAATCCCGCCTCCACTGCTCCGGACTGCGAATAACGCACATCCACGATGCTCAGCGTGATCCGCGGCTCCCATGTCGCCAGCGCAATAACCACCGCGCTCATCAGTTGCATGCGTGTAACGTCGTTTTGCGGACCATCAATCAGATCAGGAACGAGAGAGCCGTAGTCACGGCGCATGACCCGCGAGCCGATCGGGGTGTTAAGAATATCACTGGCTGACTGCCACACGTGGGCGGCATCCGTCAGCGTTCCCGTGCCATCAGGATTCATCCCGGTATAGCGCACCGTCATCGCGTGCCCTCCGTCCAGCTTCCGCCACGCTGCACTCCACCATGACCATGATCATCAACCTGGACACCGTTTGAGATGAACGCACCGCCAGAGTGCGTAAAGTCCCCCTGCATTTTGCCGCCTTCCGTAACGGTGAAATTTTTGGTTTTCAGCATCTCGGTACACTCGACCAGCGGCGTTTTCAGCAAGACCTTAACCGACGCCTCAATCGTTGCTGATTTGATGCCGCTGACCTGCAAAGCCCCTGCTTCTGCGTCATAGCGAAACTTCGCTCCATCCGGCGCGGTCACGATCATTTCTTTTGCCGATATACCTGGCGCAGGATTGTCGTTGCTGTAAAGACTTCCCCCGATGATCGCAGCGGTAGTGTTACCCCCAAGGCACAGGAACCATACCTGCTCGCCAACAGACGGCGGCACCCAGAAGCTGAAAGCACCTGCACGCTGTGCATTCCAGCGCAGCCAGGTGGAATCCAGCTCTCCGCTTTTTACCCTTACCCGCCACTTTTCCTCGTCAATCTCCGTCACCGTACCGGTGCGAACGATGTTTTCCAGCAGGCGAATGACTTCAGCCAGATCCATCAGCTCACCCCCAGAGAATCAATGACCTGCCGGGCAATAGCCATGCGGTCCGCCTTGCTCAGGCCGAGCAACTCACGGCGCGGATAGCTGGCCATCGCGCCACTGTCGTTTACCCTGTCCCGTAGCCCGTACTGGTGAACGCGGGCGATGCGGGCAGCAGCGCCAGAAAAACCAACTACAGCCCCCTCAGAAGTCGCTCTTGCTTTCAGAAAACGGGTTGTGCGCAGTCGGCGAAACATAGGATCGCTTTTCGTGGTATCACGGCGCGTCTCGCTGAAACTGATATCAAGATAACGCTCAATATCAGAGCGATAGAACGAGCGAACGGCCCCTTTCCCCTCATCAAAGCCTGTCAGCATGCGTCCCCGGCTTCCACGGGTTGCCCGCCAGTTCCTCAGACGACGCTCCTCACCTTGCCAGACAAACCCGATCCCAGCCTGGGAGCGTAAGACGCGGCGATGACGCTTCTGGTATTTCGTGCCATCCGGAGCTGTCTGCCTCCCGATGCGCTGGCTCTGGCTACGGCGTAATGTAGTCGCTATTCCGCGCACAGTACGCAACCGGCTCGCTGGCGCCATTGCGGACAGGATGTCTGCAAAAACCTGATCGAGTTGATGAAACAGCGCGGCATCATCGGTCATGCCAGCTCTCCTCCGCCAAATACCACTTCCCACTCTCCGCCATTGATGCGCGGGCGGTCTTCGCTCAGGTGCTTCGCGACGGGCTTCCCGTCAACGGTTTCCACCATGACGCGCTCCCAGACCGGCACCTTGAACAGAAGATCGGCCAGGTCGTCGCTGATAATGTCAGCGTCAAACTCCACCTTGCGGTTATTGTCAGGATTCAGCAGTAAATCAGGCTGATATTGCCAGGCCCAGGCCATGATCGGCAGCATCAGATCATCAACCGCCCCTGGGAATTCCACGGCGAGAATATTGATGGTGTAGAGGTACATGAAAGACGGTTCGCCGGTCGCTTCAATCCCGATATTGCCTTTTTCCACCCAGACGGTGATTTGCTCCGGGTTGGCCTTACACCATGTGTTACCGGCTATCAGGGCTTCACGCATCAATTCTGCTTTTTTCACTTTATCCCCCTGGCGATTCGCCGCAGTTCCAGCTCTCTGATGCCCGCCTTATCGGCGTTGCATGTGTCCAGCGCATCCAGCAGCGCATCGGACCACGGAGCGAGACTCCCGTATGTCATTGGTTTTGGCGGTGCTGGCGTTTCAGTTTTTGCTGTCAGGCTTTCCGGTAAAGGTTCCTGAATAATCACCGGCGCCAACTTCGGCGGCTCGCTGGTACAGGCTGTCAGCCACACGGTCAGGCACAGGCACAGCGGCGCATTTATCACCGGCCAGCTCAGTTTTGATATTTTCACGGCGCTTTTCCCCTGTATCGCTACGCTTCTGAGCCAGTGTTTTCAGACCAGCAGCCACTTCGTTCACGTCGTTACGTAACGCCCTGACCTCGTCCAGCACATCACCGGTTTGCTTAAGCTTCTGGTTAGCTTCTCCAAGTGCCGTCTCTGCGGCCTCTCGTTTACTGCTCTCCAGCGTCAGCCTGACGCCTGCGAGGACCAGCAGAAGGGAAATAAAAACGGTAAATACACCCAGCGCTTTCATTTCACCCCCTTTAGCTCAGGCTCTGAGAGGCACCAGTCCCGAAACTCTTCCCGGCGCCTTTCCAGCCCCGGCATACGTTTTCCGCCGGAGTTGACAAAGTCTGTGAGTCGCTCGCAAACGCCCTGCCAGTTACCATCCTGCGCATTGCGCCAGATTGTTGTTCTGACCTTCTGGCCCTTTTTGTTGGTGTACCAGCCAAGACCACCACAACCGACGTTAAATGCGCCGTCAGTGAGCGCTTCGAAAACCCGTTGTGGTGCAGCTGCGCCATTAAACTCGCGGTTTACGCATTTCTCAGCACGAAACAGGTCATTCACCCATCGCTCGGCGATCTCGCGCTCGGCGTATTCGCGGTTCTGCACGTTGCTGGTCGACCCCATGCCTACGGTCAGCACACCTGCCGGGCAGTAATACGGCGTCTTTCGGCAATCCTCGTATTTCGCCATCTTCAGCTGCGCTTCAGGACTTGTGCGCAGCGTCTGCGGCCAGAGTGCCGCTGCGAGAGAGACAATCGCCGCAACAGAACAGGCAATAATTCCTCTTTTCATCGCGGTGACTCCCTGATAGTCCGAATTAACTCCTTCACGTCCTGCCGGTTCTCGGTATCGTCCCGAATCGCATCGATCAATTCATTCAGCAGAACATTATTGGTTTCATGGATGCGGGACATTCGGCGGCGATGGATCTCACCCAGCACGGCAACCACGATCCCGGTGAGCGCAGCAATGAAAGCCAGCCAGTCCTTCTGCGTCATCATGCCGACGCCCGTCAGCAGCATCGACCAAAGGTACACCGTCCAGTTCCAGAGGCGGTTTATCAGCTCCATAATTGAACAGTCTCCTTTGTCGCAGAGGTGTCGACGTCAGGCAGTTCAACTTCCTGCCCGGCATCAAGGAAGATCTGAGCGGCCAGCGCATGATTCGCAGCCAGTACGATCTCGGTCACGCCCTGGGTGATGCCGTAGTGACGCTGACACAACAAATCCACTGTATCGCCCTGCAATGCCTTCACTTTCATCAGAACGCCTCCGCAGAGTTACGGACCACGCCCTGAATATCCGAGATAGCCCAGCGCGCATCACGCCAGTGATCATTCGCCTGGGTTGCGAGTGCGGCGGCGCGCTTCTCGCCCGCGTCACCCGTGGTGTCAACATCGCGGAAAGTCTCGATCAGAAGGGCCCGCGAGATGCTGTAAACTGCGCGGCGCCAGCGATATACCTTTACGCTCTCGTCGTTAATCACCATGGCCGGTACGGCGGCCAAACTGGCATATCCGGCCCCAATCTGTTCAGCCTGCCATTGCTTCAGCTGATCAGCTGTGTGGGCTACGGCTTCAATGACCACCTGCTTTAAACGCGAAGTGGTAACCGCACCGGTGATCCGCATCTCCTTACGGACGTTGCTCAGCACTATCTCGGGCCAGAACTCCCCGGCGGTGACTTTCTCTCCGCCGTCATCCACGTCCGGCACATCCTCCGCAGAGGAGGTAACTGTGCGAGGGGCCACAAGGCTCATCGTGTAGTCTCCAGAAAAGGTTGGCGGTGAGCGGACGGAGAAAAGCTAACGCGATGCGTTGCAGATTTCCGCCCGCGCCGCCAGCGCACGGGGCGCAAGTCGGTTATTTTTTATCGGCGGTGGGCTTTTTCGTCGTTGTTTTGCGGGCCGCCGTTTTGCGTGTTGTGCTTCCGGGGTTGTTTTTGGCGGCTGGCTTTTTGGCAGCTGGCACCGTCACTTCCGGCGTTGCTGCAGCCTGATTATTGCCCCCTTCGCCCCCGCTCTGGTCTGCCCCCTCACCGCCTGATGCATTTTCCACAGAGGCTTTTTTTACCTGCCTGGCAAGCTTATCGATCAGCTTTTTCACCCCGGCGCCGGAGTCGAGGTTCAGCGCGCGACGCAACAGCTCCAGCGCGGTCGCCTGTTCATCCGCAGTGCCGTTGCACAATGCAAAGGCGCGGGCTTTATACAGCTTGGCCCGTACGACGTCTGGCATATCGCTGTTTTCAGTGATCTCCTGGACCTCATCGAGCACCGCCAGATATGGCTTAACATCAGTGCTGTCATCCGCCTTGACCTGCACCAGAATGGGATCGCAAATCTCATCGACCAGCGCTGTCGCTGCCGTGCGGTTAAACCGGTCTGGCATTGCCAGGTTGTGCGCGATGACGTACCGCCCGATGCGCACGGCCAGCGGATAATCCCGAATATCAATCGCCCAAATCATCAGGCGCGTGATCACTTCATCCTGTCGCCCGCTGTCTCCCTCCAGCGTTCCTTCAATCCACCCCTCGTAATTGGGTAGCAGCTGGCGTTTAAGCGCGGCTTTTGCCTGTTCGCCCTGAATTTTCTTCAGCGCACTCATATCCATACGCATGCGGTGCAGAATTTGCTCGTGCGCAGTACGCGCTGTTTCTGACAGATCATCTGCCTTGCCATGGCGTTCAGCCATGACGCGTTGAAAATGTCGTTGTGCCGGTGTCAGCATTGTTTCTTCCCCGATGAACGGCGGGCCGAAGCCCGCCAGTGTGCGGTTATGCGCCGCCTGCCGGCGCCTCGGCAAAGGTAATGCCGTCAATGAATGCGACGTTGCCGTAGTCCTCAATCACAAAGTCATCATTCGATGACTGATAGGTCGCAATACGGTTGTACTCCGGCTCTTCCTTGATCGTCCGACGCATTCCACCGCGCTGGTAGTACACGGACAGGTTTTTAAACGGCGTGATCAGTACGCCATTGACCGGGAAGTACGGCGCGATGAAGGTCGGCATGTTGCCGACACGTTCCTGCGCAACAATCAGCTGACCGGCCAGCATTTCGGTATTCGGGTTGGTCTGGCTCATGGCGTTAATCGCCGGGAAGTTGCCGGTGGTCAACAGGTCGCCCGCCAGGATTACCACGTTGTCAGGATTACGTTTGTGCCACTCATCCATCAGGCTGTTTTTTGCGTCGTACACCGCCGCGCCCAGGTTACCGTAAGTCCCTTTCGCAATAACCTTGTTATCTTCATCACGGGAAGTGATCGTGACGCCGGAAATCACGCGGTGTGAGGCTTCGGTACGGATTTTCTCCAGCCAGCCAATACCACAATCCTGCAACAGTGGGTTAGCCGCGCGGTCTGATGGATCGCTGTATTTGGTGCCGTTGAAACCGATCATGATGCGGTCAAGTGACATCTGGCGAGCCATAGCCTTGCTGATCAGGGGCTGGAATTCCGGCATATGCGCCCAGGCATCAAGCTGTTCATAGCTGATCCCGTAGTCGTAGTTGACCTTACGGCACATGTAATCAAACGGCTCCATTGAATGGTTAGCCCCTGGATTACGACGGTTGGTGGTGCTGTTGTTAACGCCAGCCATCGGGCCTTTGCTGCCAATCAGCACTTTCTGACCAATCTGCTGGTTAACGCCAAACACGTTAATTTTGCTCAGGAAAGAATCACTCTCCTGTGCGGCCTGCTCCATGCGCTGCTGACGCGCCGGGTCTACCGCAAATTTCGCAGCGACTGCCGCAGTCGATACGCCGTTTAAGCGCGCCTGTTGCGCAATGTACTGATCAAACAGCTGGCGGGTATTGTTTTCCATGTTCTCTGCTCTCGTAGTGGATATCAGTAATCAGCCAGCTGCGCGTTGGCGCCGCCGTTCGCAGGTGGTCGCTGACTGAAGGAAGCTTCAGTGCTCACCAGCTTCTGGCGCAGCTCCGCAAGCTCAGTGGTCAGCTTCTGGATAGCGGCCTTATCCTCCTGGCGCTCCTGCTCTGCGGCACTGAAGCGATCAATTTGCTCGGATTGCGATTGCGCCACGGCCTCAACGACCTGATACATCTGACTGAAGCGCTGATCGTCCGTTTTCTGACCTTTGCCAATAATGCTCATCACGCGATTAAACCACCTGGCACCTTCATCGCTGCGCTGGGCGGTCAGCTCGATCACCTCTGCTTCAAGCGCTTCGGTGAACATCGGCGCCTCACCCTGCTGGTTATTGAAGGCCATCACCGATGCACGCTGCTGTGAGGCAAATTTAAGACGCTCAGTGCCCAGGCTCGCCGGGGTATCGGTCATTGCCAGCCCGACAACATAGGCTTTGCCGTTGAGGGCAAACTGCGGATGCAGCTCAATACTGGAATAGACTTTTTGCCCTTTGTCGGTCATCTGCACCATGCGCTCGGATGGTTCGATTTCGGCATAAAGCGCGGTGCGCCCCGCCAGTGCACCTTCGGTGATGTCTTCAGTGCTGAGGGCTACCACATCCCCCATCGCCCCAAAATCGCTATTCGGGAACATAGAGAGATAGTGCTCAATGTTGACCCGCGCGCCATACACCTCTGGGTTGTAATTTGCTGCTGCATCGCGAAGGTGCTGCGGTTGAATTTCGCGCCCGTCAACGGTATTTCCGGAGACGGCCACGCGAAACTTCTTACGTGGTTTTGCTGTGCCTGCCATGTTCGTTTACTCGCTTGTTTTCTGAGTTCCCGGAGATGATGGCAGGGGGACGCATCCCCCCTCAACGCGTTGTTGTTGTGAGCGGAGCACTACAACCTAAAGCGAGCGCAAGGGTACGCGCGCGCGGGTTAATCTCCCCGGCAGGAAGCGAGGAGGATTAATGGCGATTGAAGAAGCATTCATCATGCAGCGTGCACGACAGCTTTACTGGCAGGGCTACCCGCCAGCAGAGATCGCACGCCTGATGGGGATCAACCAGAACACGGTTTACTCATGGAAAAAGCGAGATGAATGGGACGCCACACCGCCGATCCAGCGCGTGACAACATCCATTGATGCCAGGCTAATTCAGCTCACTGGCAAAGACAAAAAGACCGGCGGTGATTTCAAAGAGATTGACCTGCTCACCCGTCAGCTGAAAAAGCTGGATAACGGCACAGCAGCCACCCAGCCGAAGAAAAAGATCCGCAAAAAGCAAAACTATTTCTCAGAGTCGCAGATTGCCGCGCTGCGGGAGAACATTCTCGGCTCTCTGCACTGGCACCAGAAAGGGTGGTATGACAATCACCACTGGCGCAACCGCATGATCCTGAAAAGCCGTCAGGTTGGCGCGACGTGGTATTTCGCACGTGAAGCTCTGGTGCGCGCCCTGTCTGAGGATGTGAAATACAAGCATCAGCGCAACCAAATCTTTTTATCGGCAAGCCGCCGCCAGGCGTACCAGTTTCGTAGTTTCATTCGCTCGGCCGCCGAAGAAGTTGACGTGGAGCTCAAGGGCGGCGACATGATCCAGCTGTTCAACGGCGCCGAGCTGCATTTTCTTGGCACGTCAGCGGCTACCGCTCAGTCATACACGGGCAACCTGTATTTCGACGAATTCTTTTGGGTAGGCCAGTTTGCCAACCTGAAAAAAGTCGCGGGCGCCATGGCAACGCTAAAAGGCCTAACGCGTACCTATTTCTCCACCCCTTCAGCCGAAAGCCATGAGGCTTATCCATTCTGGACAGGTGAAGCATTTAACAAAGGTCGCAGCCATGGCAAGCGCATTGAGTTTGATACATCCTGGAAAACACTTAACAGCGGCCTGATGTGCCCGGACAAGATCTGGAGGCAGATTGTCACGTTGCAGGATGCTATCGACCATGGATGGGATCTGACTGATATCGACGAAATCCGGGAAGAGAACAGCCCGGAGGAATACGACAACCTGTACGGATGCCAGTTCATCAAAAGCGGTGAAAGCGCCTTTGACTATAACAGGCTACTGGCATGCGGCGCTGATGGTTATGACGACTGGCCCGACTGGCGGCCATATGCGGCCCGCCCCATGGCTGATCGTCCCGTCTGGATTGGCTACGACCCGAACGGCGCCAGCGGCAAGGGGGACAGTGGAGCCATATCCGTTAACGCTGTGCCGATGGTGCCCGGCGGCAAGTTCCGCACGATTGAGACACTACGCATACGAGGGATGGAGTTCGAAGAGCAGGCCAATCTCATTATCGGCATGCTCACCCGGTACAACGTGCAGCACATTGGGATCGATGGCACCGGTATTGGTGAAGCGGTTTATCAGCTGGTTAAAAAGCATTTCCCGGCAGCGGTTTGTTACCAGTTCTCACCGTCCAGCAAGCGAATGCTCGTGCTGAAGATGCAACAGCTGATTCGTGGCGGGCGCTGGGAGTTTGATCGTGGTGAGCTTGACCTGGTCGGTGCATTCAACTCAGTCCGCAAGATCGTTACCCCTGGAGGCGTTGTCACTTACGACACGGACCGCTCTCGCGGCGTCAGTCATGGCGATCTCGCATGGGCGACGATGCTTGCCACCATTAACGAACCGCTGGGACAAGAAGGCGGCAGCAGTATGACAGTTACGGAGTATTAACCTTGAGCAAACAAAGACCCACACGCGGCAGGAAGTATGCCAGGGAGCAGGCAGATCTCGCCGCCTCACTGAAAGCGTCACCGGAGCTGAACTCATTCACCTTCGACGGCCCATGGCCGGTGAGTGGTGCCAGCGACCTGCTTGATAACATGTATTGCGCAGACAACGGGCGATACTACGAAACCCCCATTGACTGGTATGGCCTCGCCCGTCAGTTTGGCTATGCAAGCTGGCACCAGTCGGCGCTTTATTTCAAGCGCAATGTCCTTGCCGGATGCTTTATCCCGCACAAACTTCTTTCCCGCCAGGTGTTCTCCGCCTTCGCGCTGGACTGGTTTGTCTTCGGGAATGGCTATCTTGAGATGCGAAAAAACCGGCTTGGTGGTTCCTTTGGCTTTCGTCACTCGCTGGCGAAATACACACGCCGTGGTTCTGACCTGGACACTTACTGGTTTATTCAGGCCGGGCTACAGGATCACATGTTTTCAACGGGCTCGGTATGTCACGTTCTCAGCCCGGATATTCACCAGGAAATATACGGCATGCCTGAGTATTTCGCTGGCCTGCTGTCTGCAAACCTGGCCCATTCTGCTGACAAGTTCAGAAAGCTCTACTACGACAACGGCTCGCACGCTGGCTGCATCGTCTACGTTAACAGCGCGATGGCCGACCAGGAGAGCCTTGATAAGCTCAAAAAGACGCTGACGGATACCCGGCGGGGCGGTGCGTTTAAGAACATCCTTCTGCACGCACCTAACGGCGGCAAAGACTCAGTGCAAATACTGCCATTCAGCCAGATATCGGCTAAGGATGAGTTTGTGGGGGTGAAGTCTTCCACCCGCGATGACATGCTGGCAGCGCACCGGGTACCGCCGCAACTGATGGGCGCCATTCCGGAAGGGAACGGTTCATTCGGCGATATTGAGAAAGCGGCCCGCGTGTTCGCCGTCAACGAGCTGACACCCTGCATGGAAGCCATGAAGCATGTTAACGACTGGCTTGGTGAGGAGGTGATTCGCTTCAACCCTTACGCATTGCTTGAACCCACGAAGTGATCTCCTGGCCGCATCGTCATTTCTGGCGGTGCGGTACCACCCGCAGCACCATCATTTCCTGCCATATCGGCCACTCACGAAACAAAAATAATTCACTCCCCCTACCAGACGCAGCCTGCGGGCTTCTGGCGCGACTTCTCTCGCGCCGCCGCTTTGCTCAACCATCAACATGAGCGCCCAGCAGGCGGCGAATGGCGAAGGATATGACCCCCTGCCTGACCCCCTTTGCGCGCGCTTGCTCCCCCGCCTCGCCTGCGCGCTAAACCGACCTCTTTTTGTGCACTTTGTGCAGGCCGCCCAGGCCCCGCCAGTGCTGGGGCGGCATGTAAAAAACGTTGTTTCAAAAATTGTGCAAATTTGTGCATCTTTTTGCATCCGCGCGGCCCCATTTTTACACCTGATCAACCTCGCCGAGCGCCACCATGATCGCCAGGCGCTCGGCGGGCGGTAACGCTGCAAATTTCTCCTTCCAGCGCTGCGCTTTTCGCTTGATTCGATAGCGATCATTGTAATTTTTGCCTGCAAAAGTATGCGAATAAGCACGCCCCTCCTGGTAGTTCATCCAGATTTTCTCCGTCCTCACCCCGCCGCGCGTCATTGCCTGAAATTCTTTGCTGCGCCAGCCCACTAACGTTTCGTCATAAAGCCACGACGGATAGCCAGAAAGGATCACGCTGACGTTCTCCGGCAAGCTCATGAGGCAGGCTAACAGACGCTCATGATCGGCAACGGTATACTCATGACGGTAGCGGGCGCGACTGGTGCGCGTTTCTGGCAGATAGGGAGGATCGGAATAGACCAGCACGCGGCCATGTTGAGTAAAGTCTTCTCTTTCCAGAAAGCCTACAGCATCTCCGTGATAAAGATGCAGCGGGGGCGGAGTCTCTCCCATCTCTGCCCAGCGATTCCGCGTTAATTTGAAGGCATTTTCATCGACATCAATTCCAATCGTCCTGGCTGCGAGTGGCTTGTAAAACATTACCGCACCACTGCCCAGATGCGTTTCAATGTAGGTATCATGTGGCGGCATTTCAGCAATAATCTTTTGATAAACCCCACTCGCCGCTTTACTTCCCAGATAGCTCATAACTTTCTTGCTCCAAAAAAAACAAACCTGCAGCACCGCCAAAAATGACGGCGCTCGATAGAATGGCCAGCACAGCCAAAAGTGACCATGGCAGACCAGCGCTCTCACAGCTTCATCAGGTTTTTGATCACAATCCTGGTGACAAGGCTGTTGGTCTGCTTAGCTTTTTCCAGGATATAAGCGCAATGCTGGTCTTTAAGCTCCTCTGGGTTGACACATTGCCCCGCCCCATGCTCAACGGTTACTGATCCATTGCCGTTATAAACAATGTGCCCTTCTGCGTCGTACCCTTCGAAGTAGCTGATATAACTTGATTTCATTTTCGCTCCTTAGCATCAATCCCGGCTTTTTCGTTTAGCCGCCTTCTTCCAGCGCGTGACCAGGTCACACACCGCCATGTATTCAGACGTCGGTTTATCTTTCTCACCGGCACGCCATGCCTTCACTTCCTGCAACCGGCCATTGCTCATGGCGATCAGTCCGCCGCCATGGCGAACGCGGGCGCCGCCAGCAACCGACCTCACAACGTCATCGCTGACGAAAATCCTGCAACTACGCAGCTGAGCGCCGATGCTGGCGATGGTTTCCTGGCTAACGCCGTCTTGTTTCGCAGCATCCCTTTGCTGTACCTGTCGCAGTGCCGCTTCGGCTTTTTTCTTCTGGTATTCCGCAACTGCGGCGGCATAGTTATCCGCACGCCGCTCCGCTTCGACCCGCAGTTGTTCGCGCCAACGCTGTTCTGCCTCTTCCGGTGTCAGGCTCATATCTTTCGCAGCGGCCACTTTTGGCCCCCACGTCAACGCAGTTTCATCATCAACAGACGTGCGCAGGCCGCGCGCGGTACGCTCGAAGGCTTGATCTGAGCTTTCGCGGCCAAAGTTTTTCAGTCTGCTGGTGATTTCCTGCCGCTGCTGGCGTGAATATCGGCGCAAATCTTCGATATTCAGCGGAAGTTCTGTCATTTGACTGTCCGGGTGATCAATACCGGCATGCATCGCCGGTTTTGACGGTGTGGTACCAGCTGGCACCGCCACTTTTAACGGTGGTTTTTCGTCCGTTCCGGAGCGCTCCGTACAGTTATTGACAGAACTCCGAGGGGCCGCTGCGCGGCCTTCTAAGGTCAAAATCTCGACCGGCGACGGCTTCCGCTTCGGCACAATCTTGTAATCGGTGGTGCGGGTAAAAATGACTGATTCGCTGCCCGTATAAGGGCAATAAACGCCAGTAATTTTGGCGACCGTGTCCCCATAATCATTGCCATTTTCGGTGAATTCATAGTTAAGCCGAACGCGCAGGCAATCGCGCGCGACAAATGGCCCGCCCTGAGCGTTGGTGTATCCCGGCCAGTCTGGCGCATCGGCTGCTGCCCGTGCCGCTTCCAGTTCCGGATGTAATACCAGCTCGCGACTACCTAACCGGCGCAATTCGCGCCAGGTGGTAACGGGCGCACCGCCAATCTGCTGAAACTGGCGGATATTCCAGCGTGAAGCCCAGGCGCGTACACGCTTTGCCATCTCCCTGATCGGCTGGCCTGACTCAAGATCCACTTCACCATCCATGCCGTAGCCATCGATGTTTTTCGAGATGTATTTCGCGATATAGCCTGTTGCAGACCCAAATTGCTCGTCCATCGGCGTAACAGTAAAACGGTGCTCTGAAGCACCTTTCTCGTTACCGTCCTCTTTCATGGCGTGTTTGCGGAAAATGGCTGTTGCATACTCTACTTCCTCAGGACGGAGGAAAAGCAACAGATGCCAGTGAGGGGTTCCATCGTGGTGAGGCTCTGCAACACGAAAACCAAACGTGCGAATACCTTCGCGACTCCATTTGGCTCTGACGCGCGCCCAGACTTTGCAAAGGTATTTTTGCGTCTGACGCGGGCTGGCGTGCTGGTACTTATCGTTTCGTCTGCCTGACTGGACATGTGTTGAGTGGTAACGCGACGGCGCTGTCAGCGTATAGAACATGCCAACCAGCCCCATTTCATTCGCCATATCCTCAAACCCGCGCATGCGCACCATCAGCTCATGCCGCGCGATCTTCGGGTTGGAAACACTACCCATCACCTTATCCAGTAATGAGCTGCGCTCGCCGGTGTCCTGGTCTTCCAGCTCCATCGCCTGAAGGAATTCGAAGTTCGCTTTTTTCTGCGCAACCCATTCCCTGAAGCATGGATCAGAGCAATATGGTGAAGCCACTTTGCTGACATAGCCGGTCGCGATCATAAGATGTTCGCGCCAGCAGTCATGGATACGGCGGATTTTGTTAAGCCACCATTTTTCGGAATGAAGTCTGCCAGCGGCACGCAGCGCCTCGTCGGCGTCCAACTCTTCATCGCAATAACGCGCCCATCCGGGGATCGCGATATTGAGCGTCGCCGCCTTGCTCGCTATAGCCCCGTATGCGTAAATCGACGAAAAATCGAGATCAGATGTTTGTTCATACTGAAAATCAAACTCGCGCATAAACTCGCTTTTCATCAAGTTAGCAAGCTTATACCCCAGTCTTTTCAGGCGCTTTTTGTCCGCCCACGGCAACAGGTGAAAGTCATCACGCAGCGGTAAAAGAATTGCAGGAAGCGTACTTTGTGGCAGGTATTGCGCATTTACCGCATCCACGCGACGTAAAACATGGCGTTCGAACGTGCCGAACAACCAGCGCATTACATCTTTTGGCTTGTTACGATCGAGGTTTTCAAGATGCTGGGCGAAGCGCTTGCGGATAAATGCCGGGAGACTTTGCACCCTGCGGCGGAGGTAGTTAGCACGGCCTTTGCGGTCAAATACCTCTCGTGCATCACTCTCGCGCGGGCGCATGGGGGCACGATAAACAGCATCAACAAGATCACCATAAGCGAGCGCCTTGCGCTCACCTTTTGGGGTGAGATATTCAATCGCTGAATCGTCGGCTTTGTTGGGATTGATGGCCTGCCGTTTGGTATTCCATTCCCATGCTAACGCGGCGAGATCAGACATAACTCACCGTCGCCATGTAAGCTTTTATGAACGCTGTTGCCGCTTCAACATTGATGGCGTTTCCGTAGGTGCGCAGTCTTCCCACTCTGGCGGGAACCCCATTAGCCAACGGGAATGATCCGGGGACAACTGGCCTCCACTTTCCATCTTGGCAGATGAGCCAATCAGCATCTCGCCAGAAACCGTTAAGCGGGCCGGGCCGCAAAGCGCTGCCACATCCTGAAGCCGCTTCTGTATTTTTGTTCCATTGTCGCGATACGTCCGCATAGCTTCCTGCGGGCATGGTGAACGGTCGTTGCTTGTCGTCGGCGTTGGCCATGCTGCCATTTTCACCATCTGCGTAAGTGAGCTGCCCGTCATTCCAGGAGTGATCCCCGATCCGCCCCGCACTCCATCTGTCGCACTTGGTGTTGTCCATCCGGCTAATAATGCTGCTGTCTGAAGGTTCACCCCCCCCTGTCGTTTGAAATTCCCCGCCCCTCTTCCATTGCTGGCAAGCGGCGTCGGCCACCCAATAAGCACGGTCTCGCTGGTGCGGCGCGCCGACGCTCGCAGACGGAAACGCAGTCGCCCCGAAGGCATAGCCCAGGGCTTCCACGTCAGCTTGAACAAGGTCGATCCAGTAGCTCGCGTAAGCGCTTCCAGATTGCTCGCCAAATACCACGACAGGGCGGCGCTGGCCGATAAGCCAATGTGCGGAGGGCCATAAGTGCCGCTCGTCAGCAAACCCAAGTCCTTTGCCTGCCGCGCTGAAAGGTTGGCAAGGGCATGATGCTGTCCATGCAGGACGATCATCGGGCCAGCCTGCGCGACGTAATGCGAGTGACCATCCGCCAATTCCGGCGAAGAAATGGCATTGTCTGAAACCTTTGAGATCATTGGGGGTTACATCCTCAATTGAGCGTGTATCAACAACACCAGGCGCTATATGGCCGGCGTCGATTAAATTGCGCAGATGCTGCGCTGCATGAGGGTCGATTTCGTTGTAATAAGCCGTCATCGCGCACCACCTACACCGTCTCGGTGTCGCCGGGCTTAACCTGCCGGGCGTCTTTTTCGGTATCACGGATAATGGTTGTGCTGCTGTACCTGCCCCAGCTCAACACCTCCACCTCAACGATCCAGAAATCACGGTATGGACGAACGTCGAGTACGCGAGTTACTACTGCATCAACGGTATTCATCAGAATGGCAACTCCTCGTCAGGGTCTTCTTGAACGAGTTGCAGCCGTACAAGGCAACCCCTCTTAATGCCCTGATCATCGCTACCTATACCGGATACACATGATCTGGAGATCGGAACGTTTGCATCCAGGATGAATGCCCTAAAATCAATCAGGGTGAAGGTGTGGTATTGCTGACGGCCAGTTATGCGGTAAACCATCGCTGTTACTGCTGTGTAATCTCCAGACTCTTCGGCGGGATCTACCGCCATCCAGACAGGCTTGCTCATCAGAACGGCACCCCTTCATCAAACCCGTAAAAAGCCACCTGGTGCCAGTGCACCCACAAGCCTTTAAGGCCCACCTTTTCCGCAGGGCAAAACCAAACTATTTCAATCTCGCCCATGGTTTCGACAAGCATATTCAGACCCGGAATACCGTCTTCTTCATGCCTGACCAGCTGACACAGAATGGAATCAATGACCATCACGCCACCTCTTTAAATTTGCGAGATATGCGGAGTACACCGATCACCTCGCCAGCCATATCGCGGCTTTTGGCACTCACGGAACGGCGGACACTCAGGGAGTGAAGGTTGAAGGCGGAATAAATTTCGCGGGTATCAGGCGTGTCGCTGTTTGAGATGATCGAGCGGATGCCATGCTGGCGATTGACATCCAGCAAGGCTTTAACCAGCTCACGATGATCGTCCAGGGTGAATGGCTTACCGTAAGCGGTGAAGTTGGCGGTTTCACTGGCTGGAATGTATGGCGGATCGCAGTAAATGACTTTGTCAAAATCCAGTTCCACGATGTAGCGAATGGAATGGCGAAAGTCGCAATGGATGAAAACGGCGTTTGTGTCGTTTGCCTTTTCAGCAAACAGGCGCACTTCCTTTTCAGGAAAGTAAGGCGCGGCATATTTACCGAATGGAACGTTAAATTCCCCCCTCAGATTAGTGCGATACAGCCCGTTAAATCCATGGCGGTTCAGATACAGAAATAATGCGGCATACAGCAAAGCCTGATCAGGCCTAGAGGTATCACTCCACTGCATGGAGTTAAAAAGCGTCCTTCGTGCGTAGTAACGATCTTCGGTGTTATCGCCATGAAACATCGATCTCGTGATGTTGATCAGGCGTTCGGCATCCATCGTGACCACACGGAAAAAATTGATCAGCGCGCGATTGCTATCGCAAAGAATATAGCGGCGGTAATCCGTATTCATAAATACGGTTCCGCTTCCTACAAATGGCTCAATCAGACAATCGGCCTCCGGCAAATGCTCCAGCAGTTGCGACATAACGCGAGCTTTACCGCCCGCCCATTTGATTGGTGATCTGATCATTATCTTGCCCTCACAACGATTCGAGGTGTGGGGAGGTCAGGCGTTGCCAAATCTCGCAAACCTGCTCAGCGCGATAAACAGCATCTGTCAGCATGTAAGTCGCTGTAGAACGGCGCGGATGTGGTGTATATCCGGTGATACCAGCGATGTGGATTAACGTAGAGAGATGGCGAATTTCGAAAGGCGGCAGAAGCTGGTCTGGGATGCCATAGCGGGAGAGAGCATGAGCCAACGTAGCCACATCAGCTGTATTGTTCGCAGACCAGCAATAGAGTTTTTCGTGTTTTGATGCAGTGGTGTTAATAAACTTGCAGGCGGACCGTATGGCGTCAATCTCGCTACAAGTTGCACTAATAACTTCAGCGCGCTGCGCGTTATCTCCCTTCATGAGCTGCAAAACAGCCTCAGGATAAATGCCCCCTACCGTCCTGATATTTATGGCGCGATAGAACTGCGGACCAATCTGACCTGTCGAGGGCTCGAAGAAAACGCACTCAATAGCAAAGATCGGCGAATCAGGCGCTTTCCCCAGCGCGCGAATATCTAACATGAAGTTATTCATTGTTTGTTACCCTCGTTAATGGTTAATTCGCGGCTGACGATCCACCGCTCGACTGATGAATAAATCTCTTCTGGTGTGGCGCTTTCCTTTTTCAGCTGGCCGACAAAAATACGAAGCAGCCCCAAAAGGTGGGCGCGCTCGTGTTTTCGTGCATTGGTGCTTATCTCTACAAACTCCGGATCACTTATTTCGGTATCCAGCTTTATTGACTTAACCGACATGCAACCTCCTGAAAAAGGCAAAACGAACCCCCGGCAAAATGAATGCCGTTAATTTAAGCCTGCTTAATTAGTGGTTAGGACGAGGTTTTCTTTTAACCTGTTTAAACAACCTTTCGTGCCAGTAATAAAGAAAATCAATAAATGTCATTCGCGCCCGCTCATGATTCCCGCGAATTGTTTTTTCAAGTCCATAAATGATTAAATCAATTGATGGGCTGTCAGGCGTTACAACAATGCGCGCACCATTTTTTAAATTAACAATAAAGCCTTTCTCCGCGTTTTCTACCGCTTCGCGAATCAGCATTTCCCGTTCCCACGATGTTTTCTCTTCTGTAAACATATAAACCTCATGGTTTGTTTGGTGGCATACATGGTTCAGCAACTACATCCAGTTCTGCCACTCTTTTAGCGGCATACACCAGCTCGTTATCACTCAGGCCAAGAAGCGATTGAATCCGCAGTAGCGCAAGTTCCGCCTTTGCCACTCTAACTCTTCGAGCTTTCCGCATTGCTTGCTGGGTAGCTTGCGAAAGCTGGTGCGCTCCGATCAGACTCATTTGCAGCCACACTTTTTAAAAAGGTGGATTACAGCACTCAATAAACCCTTATTTATTTTTGCCGTATAAACAAACGGTTTATTCATTTCTTTAATAAAACGAACCTTATTAGGTTCTGGCTTAAAGAAACGTCCGTCAGGAGTTTCGATCCATCCGCGAGTGTTACTGTAATGCGTAACCTGGCAACCATGCTTTAACAGGCTGGCAAGTGATGGCGTGTTATCGTTCATAAAATGCCCCTATTACAATTGTCTGCGCGCCTTGCGCTCCACTTCTTCACGTCGAGACCTAAATTCAGATAATGCTTTATCTTTTTTCTGGTTTATCTTTTTACAGTGCATTCTTATCAGGATCTGAATCAGGCTCAAAACAAACACGGCAATAATAAAAAGCCCGATAGCCATTTCAAGTTTCATTTCTTCCACCATTTTTTAGTTTATCAATGGTTCGCATTGCCTCTGCTAATGCAAAGTCTCTGCCGAAATAATTCCCATCATTCATCACGCGATATGCGCGCTGCATTGTTCTGGAGTTTTTAGGACACATGTGGATAGTGAATCCCCGATACACATAATTGTGTCGACTCAGTTGGATTAGCTGATTCATGATTTTCCTGTCAACTGTTTGCAATGGCATCCTTGAGCATGGCTATCATGTTTACTTCCACCTTGCCCCCTGATAGCTCTTTAGGCCTGATAATTATCCTTCCGTCGCGAACCATTAACCTGCATGTGTCAAATGGAATGCCGGTTAGTCTGGAATACTCCTTGAGAGATACATAAGGAGCAGCAACATTCATATTGATGGTCACGCCCGTCATTTCTACCTCACACGCTAGTATCAGTTACCAGATTGCGGAAAATGTGTGGATTTCATGCACTCAAGCCCGCGCAAAAAAACTATGCGAACCATGTTTGAAGCAGATCGACATTCAGCCTCTGCCATTGCTTCAATTTCAGTGCGTTCTTCAGGTGACAGACGTAGCGGTAAAGACCCTCCCGCTACGCTGTTTTTGGGCGTACGCGCCCGCTGTGTGTTTTGTGCTTGTGTCATAGTGGTATATTGTGATCTGCTAAGTGTCTGTGGAAAACATTATGAGAACAGTAGTTCTCATTGTCAAACGGTGTTTTATGAACTTTGATTCTCAATGCGCTATCAGATTGAAAAATGAACGGAAAAGATTGGGCTTTAATCAAGCCTCCATTGCAGAACTTTGCGGTATATCCAGAGAAATTTGGGGGAAGTATGAGCGAGGCGCTGCCGTTCCCGGCGGCAATGTTTTGTGTTCCTTCGCCCTCAATGGGGCTAACGTCCAGTTCATTTTGACAGGGCAAGAATCTGGTGGTGTTGCACTAACACGGGACGAGCATGATCTAATTAATCATTTCAGAAACGCCCCATTAGCCATCAAAGCTGCTGTATTTGCAGCCTTAACGGCTGGCAACTCCGTCTCAAACTCAGTCAATGTGTCAGGAAATGGGAACCGAGTGGCTGGCAGGGATTACAACGAAAAAAAATAAATAGGGAAGCAGTATGGAAGTGAATTCCTCTGGAGATCAAAACCGCACCGCTGGACGCGACTTCACAGAAAACCGCGTTCAGATCGATAAATTTGATGGTCGTCACACCATCAACATTGCGATTCCCTCAGATACTCACGATGAGCGTCCTTTGGTTAGGGCGCAGAGAAAAGAACTTAATGCCCTAGTAGCACTTGTTTCTGATTCCTACGGCAATGAAGCATATGAGATCTGGCAAAAGCTGCATGCAGAGATTGGCGTTTCGAGTATCGAAGAAATGACCGTCAACCAATATCAGACTGCAGTTAGCTTTTTGCAGTCCATGCTCGAACGCGCTAAGGATAAAGATGCAAGTAAAGCACTTGTTAGCCTTCTCCTTCGAAATAGTGAAGACAGCGAATTGAGGCAGAAACTGATTCGTTATTGCCATGTTAACTTCGGAACTGGTCGACTGAATGACCTAACACGCAACCAGCTTCAAATGTGTTTATCGTGGCTGGACCAGCAAACACAAGATATTCCGCCTTCTCCCCCGAGAGAGAATCACTCTCCATTGGATGTCACTACATTGCTGCGATCCCACGCTAAAGAATTCATTGTCATCTTCTTAATTGGTTTCCTGTTAGGTTCATTATTTTTCTGACTTCGTGGGGTTTTATATGAGGACTATTTGTTTTACAGGTTTTGGGAAAAAAGACAAAAATGAGCTTATTGAAATTGCTAAGGCTCGTGGATATGTCGTTAGAAGTGATGTCACCAAGGATCTTAACTATCTCTGTTGCGGTGAAAATGCTGGTCCGAGCAAAATAAAAAAGGCATCTCAGCAAGGTTCAGAGGTGCTGTCGACCGAGCAATTTCTAAACCTATCCCCCTTGTCGGATGCGCAAAATATAGAAGGTCAAAAGGGCAATACACCAACATTTACAATCCATGATGAACACCCTCTTCTGGACCTGATCTGGTCGTCAATTGATACCAAAGATAATTTATCAATCATTTATCACGGAGGTGAACGATCCGGAGCAGCAAGAGATATCCTTCCTCTGACATTGCTTGATAACTTTACGCTGCGAGCAGCGGACCTATCATCTCCGACTCACCCGGTAAAAACATTCAGCTTGGAAAAAATTGAAATACCTGGTGTAGCAAGGCTCCCATCCCTGCCAAGAAAACGTAATGAGAGTAAGAAAAAACAATACTCCGTTGGCTTATATAAAAATATCGAAGAAGTGCATTTAGCATTTGCCGATACACTTCATGGTATGGGGTGGCATGTTGCTACTTATCAAGATGATGCAGGCCTTTGCAATCGTTTGGATGTCTGTGACTTTTTCAAAAATGGTAAACCACGCAAAACTCCAGTTGTAAGTTTATCCTTCCAACCAGAAAATCAAACGCGCCCATTCGTCTGTAGGTGTCGAGATATCGAATTTACATCAACCTATGCACATCTTGATAACGCTGCGGAAATGTTCATTTCACTCGCGTATGCAGGATCTGATGATGATGCAGAGGTGAGTAATTGACCGTCCGAAAACTACCCTCCGGTAAATGGCTTTGTCAGTGCTTCCCTTACGGGCGTGATGGGAAACGCATACGTAAGCAATTTGCTACCAAAGGTGAGGCGCTCTCCCATGAGCGCCGTTTAATGAATAACGCTGCAAACCAGCCGGTAAACGACAGCGCTGTGACTCTTTCGGCATTCGTTGAACGCTGGTACGAGATGCATGGCAAAACGCTCTCATCTGGTGATGAAAGAAAGGTGAAACTACTGGCCATATGCGAACGTCTTGGTGATCCATTGGCTTCTCACTTTGATAAAAACACTTTCGCTGTATACCGGGAACGGCGTTTGAGTGGTGAATGGAATCAGAAAGGCAAGAAGAAGCTGAGTGAAGCGACAGTAAACCGCGAGCAGTCTTATCTGCATGCAGTATTCTCGGAAATGAAGCGGCTGGGGGAATGGGAAGGAGATAACCCGCTGTCTGGAATCAGGCAGTTCAAAGAAGGTGATCAGGAGCTGGCTTTTCTGTATGAGGAAGAAATTGACCGATTGCTTGCAGCATGCGACCAGTCCGCAAATAAAGATTTAGGGATTATCGTACGGATTTGTCTGGCGACCGGTGCACGATGGAGCGAGGCTCAAGACTTAAAGCAATCTCAAATCCTTCCTGGTCGTCTGACGTTTACGCAAACCAAAAGCAAGAAGAACCGCACAGTGCCAATTTCACAACAACTACAGGCGATGCTCCCTAAAAAGCGTGGTGCCCTCTTCTCACCCGCATACGAGGCTTTTAAGGCAGCTCTCGCACGCGCAGGTATAGAGCTACCCAAAGGACAGCGTACCCATGTACTACGTCATACATTCGCGAGTCACTTCATGATGCGAGGTGGGAATATTTTGGTGTTACAGCAAATTCTCGGGCACAGCACGATCATGATGACAATGAGGTATGCGCATTTTGCCCCAAACCACCTTGATGCTGCGGTAGCACTTAACCCGTTCGATAACCGCCAAGAGGCAAAATAG